TGAAAAGAATAATGGCGTGTGGAAATTTCAGTGGTAGAGGTTGAGCAATGATAGATGGATAGTCTAATAAACTTTAACACCAAAGAGAGATCTAAATAACGCTTGATAACTACGACCATACTTATAGTGATGGATGTTACTACACTACGGGGTATGATGTTTATGTAGATGGTAAGAAAATAGGACATACTATTAGTGAAGATGCTCAAGAGTTAGCAGACCTATTAAACAAAACCTTTAACACCAAAGAGAGATGAAAAACATTTGGGTAGTAACTATGCACCACGCAAGAACGGGTGAACACTCTTATGTAGTCGGGGTCTATGAGGACTTCAAAGAAGCTAAGAAAGCGTGTAACATTGAAGGACAAAATAGAGCGGGTAAGTATGATGCAGATATGACAAGCTATCGTCTTAATCAGTTGCCCGAAGAACTTTAAAACCAAAGAGAGATGAAAGACATCATAGCATTGTGCAATAGAGATAAAGAAGATTATGGGATCGAACGTGATTGATACCATTATCGGTATTGTAGTTGTGGTTTCTTGGAATTCCTTCTTGATATACCGCTGGTGGAAACAACCAAATAACAATCAGAGTGATTGAGATAGATGTAACCGAACAGCAACTGAAAAGAGCTGAAACTCGTTTTGAGTTTAAGGAGCTCCGGGGTTCTATCACTAAAGGTGATGGGAATCTAGCAGGTGCTCTCGGCGAAGTCGTCGTTCTAGACCTTCTAGAGGAAAGAGGTAACAAGGTTGTCGATATTAGTACATACGACTATGACCTCAAAGCAAACGGGTTTACCATAGATGTAAAAAGCAAAAGAATAAACGTACCACCAAGAGGTGATTTTCGGGTAACAGTATCCGGGTGGAACACTAAGCAGCGGTGTGACTACTACATGTTTACCCACGTAATGGGTGACATGAGTAAAGTGTACGTAGGTGGGTACATGTCTAAGAAGGATTTCTTTGACAAAGCAAGGTTCTATAAGAAAGGAGATCTTGACCCGGAAGACAAAACAAATAGAGAGTGGCGATTCTCATACGATTGCTACGTTATGAATTTAGATGAATTAAATAAACTGTTATGAACAAGAAGGAAACCATTATTGAGCTTTATGGCGACACAGACGAAATTTTATTTGCCGACGGATACGACGATTGTATCATAGGGTTTGACCCGGTGGGCTGGAAAGTTATCTACTCAAGAAACCAGTGTATAGATAAGCTTTGTGTTGTAGATAGCATGAGTAGTGAAGATGCTATCGACTGGCTAGAATACAACACTTTTAATACGTATGTAGGCGAGAAGACGCCGATATTTGCGGAAGACCTAGAGTGGGAAGTGTATCTAGAAGAGCCCGAAGACTTCTTTGAAACTGAAGCGTTTAAGGCGATGAGCTGGTCCAAGAAATTACTCTGTAGAATTAGAATAGCTTTTCTTACCTTTATATCGTTATGAGTTATAAAGAAAATCCAGATGCTAAGAAGGTAATTGACTGTGTGTTGCGCAGGAATGCCAAGTTGTTTACTGAACTAGGTTCTGACAGTTCTCCGGAAGAGTACCAAAGAGCCAAAGAACTAGAGAATGAACGACTTCGTAAAATTAGAAAGTACGATCCCGAGAAGGTTGATAGATTGATTATTGAATGAGAGGACCGAGGCAAAAAGCGAAAGACCTTGTGGAAAAGCACGGGCATGACGGAGCAGTGAGACACTGTAAACAAGTTCTCTTTATGTCTAGTATGCGCAGCGGCGCTACTAAAACAATTATGTACGAGCTGATATTAGACTATCTCTCTACCATGCATGATGGTGAACTGCAGAAAGCTCACAACCATCAACATGGCATTGGGTAACATCAACAGAGGGTGCGCTACTAACGCAAGACGTTAGTATCAACGTCGCCAAGATCAAGAATACTCTTTTCATAGTTCTAATGTTAATTTAATGTAAATTACTAAAAATATTTTAAATGGCTGGACTTGTAGATATAGAGGGTTATGATGAGAAGGTCATTAACATCTGTCCAAAGGGTACTTCCGGTGAGGTGATCGAGGTTGCTAACCTTTACATACAACTGCCTAAAAAGCCAGCAAAGAAGAACATTCTGTTTAGCGGGGACAAGAAAGAAGACCAATACTGGAGGAGAGCGGATATGCCCGATGACCTAAAGCGTGTTCGCTCTATGGATGAATGGCTTGAAGCTCCAAAAGAATTCAGAGATAAGCACATCAAGTTTATACAGCAGGAGTTTACTAGACGTAAGGAAGGAGTGTGGTTCATGAACAACGGTGAGGCCACGTATCTTACCGGACGACACTATATGATGCTTCAATGGTCTAAGCTTGATATCGGATACCCGTATTACTTGGAGTTTCAGCACCGTCTATTTTTACACCAGAAGGCTTGCGAGTCTGATCCTCGCAGCATGGGTCAGATATACACTAAGTGTCGTCGTTCCGGGTATACCAACATGTCTGCCGCTGTGTTGCTCGATGAGGCGACTCAAGTAAAAGATAAGCTGCTAGGTCTTCAATCTAAGACCGGTAAGGATGCGCAGGAGAATATATTTATGAAGAAGGTGGTCTATATGTTCAAGACCTACCCATTCTTCTTCAAGCCTATTCAAGACGGTACAACCAATCCTCGTGTAGAGCTAGCGTTCCGCGAGCCTAGTAAGCGTATCACAAAGAACAATAAAACGTCTACGAAAGGTGAAGCTCTTAATACTATTATTAACTGGAAAAATACTACTAATAATGCCTACGATGGAGAGAAGCTCCACATGCTATACTTGGATGAGGCTGGTAAATGGGAGAAGCCTACTGATATACGAGAAGCGTGGAGGATACAGAAGACTTGTCTCATTGTAGGTCGTAAGATTATCGGGACTGCAATCGTTGGTTCTACCGTTAACCCAATGGACAAGGGCGGCAAAGAATACAAGGACCTATGGGCTGACTCCGATCCAAATCAGCGTAACGAAAACGGCAGGACAAGATCCGGACTATACAGAATATTCATACCCGCTTATGAAGCCATGGAGGGTTTCTTCGATAGATTTGGGAATCCAATAGTTGAAAACCCGGAGACACCGGTGATGGGTATTGACGACGAGGAAGTAAACGTAGGCGCTAAGACCTTCTTGAAGAACGAGCGTAAATCCTTGAAGGACGATCACTCAGAGCTGAATGAGGTTATACGCCAGTTCCCTTTCACTGAGGATGAAGCTTTCAGAGATAGTATCCAAGGTTCGCTATTTAACCTTACCAAGATATACGAGCAGGTGCAGCACAACGACGGTCTGTATCCGAATCCAGTAGTTATAGGAAACTTCGTCTGGGAGAACGGCGTTCAAGATTCTAAGGTTATCTTCGCCCCAGATATGAACGGTAGGTTTAGAGTTGCTTGGCAGCCACCTGCCGAAGAAAGAAACAAAGTGATCAACGAGCGCGGGGTGCGAAAGCCCGGTAACGCGCACGTCGGTGTAGGAGGAGTCGATAGTTACGACCTCGACGCAACACTGGATGGCCGTGGATCTAAGGGTGCAATGCATCTATACAATAAATTCAACATGACAGCGCCATCTAACATGTTTGTAGTGGAATATGCATCTCGACCTCCCCTCGCTAAGATATTCTATGAAGACGTGTTGATGGCTGCTGTTTATTATGGATACCCAATACTTATCGAGAACAACAAGTATGGTATCGCTAGATATTTCGAGCAGCGTGGATACGACGGATATCTTATGGATAGACCTCAGCATCTATCCTCCAGCTCTAGCAAAGTTAACGTGAAGACTAAGGGGATTCCGTCTAACTCTGCAGATGTTATACAGTCCCATGCGCAGGCCATAGAAGATTACATCCACAACCACGTAGGTGTTAATACTGATAGCATGCAGTATGGCGCGATGTACTTCAACAGAACACTGGAGGATTGGATCGGTTTCAGAATAGATAATCGTACGAAATACGATTTAACAATTTCAAGCGGCCTTGCTTTATTAGCGGCGCAAAAAGTCAAACAAGAAAAAAAGCAGGCGGACTTTTCAGAAAAGAAGTTTTTCCGCAGATACAAGTTCAACGCCTAAGATAATGGCGTTAAGGGATTTAGTATATTTGCAAGGAATACTTTATCTCACGAAATGTTTGATAGTAAAAAGAAATCCGATAGATACGGGAACTTCCCCGACCCATTAGCGCCCGCAGAGGTGAAATTGTCTACAGCATTTGGCTTGAAATACGCCATGGCTATAGAGAACCAGTGGGGTAATGCGTCAGACGAGGGATCGCTCTATTATCGCAGAAAGAAAGAATTTGAGAATTGCCGTGACTATGCGAACGGTACTCAAGACACATCAAAGTATAAGCAGATACTTAACTCAATGGACCCGAACAATGGGGACGGTACATTGCTAAACCTTGACTGGACACCCGTGCCTATTGTGCCGAAGTTCATCAAGATTGTAGTTAACAAGATTCTATCTGCCGACCCTTATCCAAACGTAGAGGCTGTTGATCCGGTTTCTAGGACAGAGAAGGATAAGAAGAAAAACAGAATAAAAGCACAGATTCTTACCAAAGACTTCTTGATGAAGGCTAAGTCTGCAGGTCTAGATACAGAGGTAGACCCAGAGGCTCTGCCGGAAAATCTAGAAGAAGCAGAAATCTTCATGGACACTGGCGTGAAAACTCAAGCAGAGATTGCTAGCCAGATCGCCACGAGAATGACTTTGGATTGGAACAACTTCAACGATTCCACATACCGCCGTGCAGTCAACGACCTTGCTGCCATCGGTATCGCTGTAATCAAAAGAGATAATGACCCGAACTACGGGATTACCGAGAACTACGTTGACCCTTCACACTTCATCCACAGCTACACGGAAGATCCAAACTTTGAGGACCTTGTGTATGCAGGGCACATCAAGCGTGTGACTATCCAAGAGTTGAAGCGATTAGCAGGAGAGCAGTTCACGGAAGAGCAGTACCATGAGATTGCGAAGACAGTACGCAACCGTTTCCAAAACGACCCTTCTCGTCTTACGCACTCTTACTACGACAAGAGCTTGCAACGTGCATCTTACGGGTACGATGAGTACTTTGTAGAGGTTATGGACTTTGAGTTCTTATCGGTAGATAAGATTTACTACGAGGAGAAAGAGTCTCGTCACGGTAACAAGAACTTCTTCTACAAGGGTTCTGAGTATAAAGCACCAACAGAGTCTGTATACGAGCGTGTAGGGCACTGTTTGCACAACACAACGGTCTACGGTGGTAGTTTTATACTAGGTACAAAACACCTATTCAACTATGGGATTAAGAAGAACATCCCTAAAAATATTCACGATATCACCAGAGCCCGCCTATCGTACAGCGTAGTTGCTACCAACATGCGCCGTATGATGCCTAAGTCTATGGTTTCTTCAGTGATTGGCTTTGCAGATCAACTGCAGCTTACCCACTTGAAGATTCAGCAGGCTATCGCTAAGGCTAAGCCGGATGGTATCATCATCGATATCGAAGGTCTGGAGAATGTCCAGCTTGGATCGGGCGGGGAACTACAACCACTAGAGCTGCAGGACATCTACGAGCAAACGGGTATATTCTACTACCGCTCTAAGAATCCAGACGGTGGTTTCCAAAACCCTCCTATCCGGCCTATTGATAATAGCGTACGAAACATTAACGAGATGATTGGTTTGTACAACCACTACCTGCGTATGATCCGTGACACTACGGGTATCAACGAGGTGATGGACGGTACATCTCCAAAAGGAGACCAGCTTGTAGGTGTACGCCAACAGCAGCTGGCAGCCGGGAATAACGCCATCTATGATGTTACCCACTCTGCCAAAGTGTTATACAAGCGTGTGTGTGAGGACATCATTCGTTGTTTGCAGATTATTCCGCAGGGTAGCACCCTCCATCAGATTTACACCAATGCTATCGGCGAGACAAACATGAGCGTTCTCAACAGCTTCAACGAACTACCAATGTACAACTTTGGGGTTCAGATCGTAGGTAATATGGACGACAAGGATGCTGCGTACTTGGAGCAAAACATTCAAGTAGCCTTAGCGAACGGAGAGATTGATCTTGAAGACGCTATCGCTGTGCGTAACCTTCGTGATGTAGATCAAGCTGAGCGCTTGTTAATTGTGCGTCGTAAGAAGCGTATGAAGGCTAAGCAGGAGATGAACCTACAGAACATCCAAGCTCAGCAGCAGGCGAATGCTCAGAGCCAGCAGTTAGCAATGCAGACAGAAGCACAGAAGATGCAGATGAAGGCAGAGCTAGAAATGCAGAAGATCCAGATGGAGAGCAAGATTAAGGCTCAACTGATGGAGCTCGAGCATATGTACGAGAAAGAGATTCAAGCTATGAAGGCTCAGATTGTTGCCCAGCAAACTATGGTGGGTCAGCAGAGTAAAGCTAGCTTGGACATCATGAAAGAAGACAGAAAGGATAGCCGTGTAGAGAAGCAAGCAGTAGAACAATCTAAGCTAATCGCTCAAAGAAAAGACCAACGTCCACCTTTAAGTGATGCTCCAAATAGCATAGCTGATTTAATTGATAACCAGTAAGTTAGTATCTTTGCAGTATGGCGACAACAATTAACCTAGACAATGCAACCAGAGTAGACATCACTTGTCGTAGAGGCGATAGCTTTAAGCTAGAATTTACCTTTACAGACGACGACGGAGATGCTATCGATATTTCTGGCTATTCATGGAAGATGGATGTAAAAGAAACCGATACTTCATCCGGTGATATTATTGCAGACGCAGACTTTGAATACACCGGAAACGAGGAAGGAAAGCTTACAGTGACAGCATTAGCCGCAACAATGGCTGCTGTTTCTGGTGGTATTTATGTTTACGATCTACAGTCGGACAACAATGGAACTATAAAGACTTGGGTGTACGGACTATTTAAAGTAAACGAAGACGTAAGTGAGTAATATTGAAGTATCATCTGGTCAAGGTGTATCCATTGGTGGGATATCAACCAAGGTGCAAACGGCGAAGGTTTCAGAACCTTCAATCAACGTTGCCGTCACCGGTGTTATCGCGCCTAAAGACTCTCACTATGTGCATACCCAAAATGCAGTGTCTGATGAATGGACAATAACACATAACCTCAACAAGTATCCAGCTGTTTCAGTAGTTAACTCTGCTGATATAGTAGTACACGGAGAGATTGAATATGTAAGTAAAAATCAAATTCGTATAAACTTCAGTGGAGCGTTTTCTGGGAAAGCGTTCTTTAACTAATCTAAAAACAGATAAAACATGGCAATTAGTTTTTTAGCTGGGATTAATTTAGGCAAGAACGAGTTACAGAATGCAAGAGTACAAAACCTTGCCAACTCTTCACAGCCTTCTTCTCCAGTAGCTGGTCAAATTTACTTTGACACAGACAACCTTAAGCTTACTATTTACGATGGTAATCAATGGGAATCGGTAGGGGCGTATACGCTTCCTACAGCAACGGCATCGGTTCTCGGTGGTGTGAAGATTGACAACTCTACAATCGGTATTTCGAGTGGAGTTATTAGTGTAAAGGATGGCGGTATTGACAACGATAAGATTTCTGCTTCAGCAGATATCGCGTTAAGCAAGTTAGCTGACATTGCGGATGATCGTATCCTTGGTAACGTAAGCGGTTCGGCAGCAGCTCCATCTGTAATGACGGCAGCTGAAGTAAGAACAATGATTAACGTAGCAAATGGCGCAACTGCTAATACTGGTACTGTTACTCGTGTTCAAGGAGGAACTGGTTTATCTGGAGATGTTACTACGAATGGTAGTTTAAGTGTAGATTACACCGGTTCAGACAACATTATTAAGTCTGCTGGAGACGGAACAACAGATACAGTTACTGGGGATAAGCATATCTTCTACAGCGATTCTTCTCATGCTGTGAGGTACATAACTATCGATCAGCTACCATTCTCTAACAACTCTGGTACAGTAACAAGCGTTAGTGGTGGAAATGGTCTTACTGGTACTGTTACTACAAGTGGTTCTCTTGCTGTAGGCGCTGGTACTGGTATTACAGTAAACACTAATGACATTGCGGTAACGGCAGCACAAACTGGTATCACATCTGTATTGAACACTTCATTGAAAGTGGGTCGTGATGCAGATAATGACATCGATTTCTCTACTGACAATGAGATTGTATTCCGCGCTGAAGGGGCTGATCAGATTAAGATTGTTGACGGCGCTATTGTTCCAATTACTGACAATGACATTGACCTTGGTACTTCTTCGTTAGAGTTTAAGAACGCATACTTTGATGGAACTGTAACTTCTGATTCTTTCGTTGGTAACTTGACTGGTACAGCGAGCAGCGCTTCTACTATTGCAGTAGATGTTAACACACAGAATCAAGCATTCAATCTTGTATTTGAAGACTCAAGTGCATTAAAGAAAGATGGCTCTGCTCAAGACCAGCTTACTTACAACCCTTCTACTCAAACGCTTGTTGTTAAAAACATCACCGTATCCGGAACACAAACAATTAACGATACTACGTTAATTAACACGGCTAACGGTATCATCTTTGAAGGCGCTACTCCGGATGCTCACGAGACTACTCTTGTTGCAACAGACCCAACAAAAGACAACACGGTAACGCTTGCAGATTTGGCTGGTCACGTAGCACTATTCGCTGCTGCACCAACAGCTACTATTTCAGCTACTCCGGCAGAGCTTAATTATGTTGACGGTGTTACTTCTAACATCCAAACTCAGTTAAACGCTAAACAAGCTACAGTTACTGGTGCTGCCACTACGATTACCGGATCAAACTTAACAGCTAGCAGAGCGTTAGTTTCTAATGGTTCTGGTAAGGTTGCTGTTTCTGCTGTTACTTCTACAGAGCTCGGTTACTTGGACGGTGTTACTTCTGCTATCCAAACGCAGTTGAATGCTAAGGGTACAATGACCAGCTTCGTGTTAGAAGATGGAGATGGTACTGAAGTTACAATCAGTAACGGAAAAGAAGTTAAATTCGTTGAAGGTGGAGGTATCGACATCAACTGGACAGATGTTTCTAATGGCTCTGATTCTGATCCTTACGACTTAACGTTCAGTGTAACTACTGCAAGTGCTAGTGCTAAGGGTATTGCTGAATTAGCAACAGCTGCAGAAGTACAAGCAGGTACTGATACTACTCGTATCGTTACTCCGGATACTCTCGCTTCACGTTCTGTTCATGCGACAATCGATGTGTCTAATTCAGATTTCACTTCTAACTTGTACGCAGCAATTCAGCACAGCCTTGGTACAGAAGATGTAATTGTACAGTGCTTTGATTCGTCTACTAAAGAAACAGTCTTTGCAGATGTAGCTCGTGTAGACAAAAGCGGTACTGCTTCTACAAACGATATTAAGATTAGTTTTGCAGCAGTTCCAGCTAATGACATCGAAGTAATGATTACTTCTATCAAAGGTTCTACTGCGGTAACTCCAGCTTACGCTTAAGCTTCTAACTAGCGAATATTTTAGAGAGGGGTGTGGTTGCGACCGCACCTCTCTTTTTTTTATCTTTGTGAGACATATATACTGTTATGGCAATAAAGATTTTATCAGACATTGATGTTTCGGGTTCTCTCAATCTATCGGCATCAGATATCCCCTCATTAGACGCATCCAAAATTACAAGCGGGACTTTTAGCACCTCTCGCATTCCAAATTTATCAGCTTCAAAGATTACAAGCGGCACATTGTCTATTGCTCGTGGCGGTACTGGAGCTACAACCGCATCAGCAGCCAGAACAGCTTTGGGATTAGGTTCTGCGGCTACATCAGCATCTACGGACTTTGTAGCTGTAAGTGGCGATACGATGACTGGTGATTTAACCATGTCGGGTGATAGCGCTATTATATTCGGGCCTAACAGTGGGTGGTCAAGGTCTTTAGCTGTAGGTGGTAACGCTAACAACTCTACCTCAACAAGAGGCTCTATAGGTGTTACCAATGGTAATCTACATATTGATGCAGCTGACGGTGATTTTGCAACCTATTTAAATTACTATGACGGAACTAAAGGTGTTGTTTTTGGTAATGGTAACGATGGTATTGTTGCTTGGATGGGTCCGGACGGTGATTTATGGAAAGGCAGTTCTGATAATAGCGGTAGCAAATACTGGCATGCTGGTAACGATGGATCCGGCTCCGGTCTTGATGCAGATACTCTTGATGGTCAGCACGGTTCATCTTTCCTGCGCAGCAATGCCTCTGATAGTTTTAGCGGTACTTTGTCTTGGGGTGGTTCTGCAGAGGCAAACGCATTAGATTTAAATCAAAGTAACATTGCTGATGTAAACGATATTACCGCTTCTCAGTTTACTCAAAATGCATCTGGGAAACCTAGAAATAACTTAGGATCTCCTACAGTTACAGAGATGGCTTTGTTTGACTCACAGTTCCGTTGTATGACTGATTTGTCAAATGACTATAACGACTTAGCTGACCTTACTTTCTACAAACAGATGACATCTTCATCTGAATGGGAAGAGGTTACTACATACTCTGACGACCAAAAACGTAAATTCCTACGCACAAATAACTCTAGTGTTGTTATCCCAAACACGGCTTACAAATTCCGGGTAGAATTTAATGCTAGGTACTATACCTTTGCTAATGCTATTTACTTTTACTGGTCAAGCCAAAGCCACAATACTCAAGTACATATATGGAAACAGAGAAGTGATAACGATACTTGGTATCAGCACACTTCTTCCACAACAACAGTTAGTTCATGGCCGGGTCATTTGTGGCTGCCTTTTAGCACTATTGCGTGGCATGAAACGGCTAGTACCACAAGTCATTACCACAAGATTCGTGTTGAGTTTATTCCTAACTGGAGCTCAGATGCTAATTATGGAGATAGAGATATTCTCTTGTATGGAGGTCAAATCTGGGGCGGATATCCAAGTGGAAGACGAACACCTCACTACTACGATCAAAACGGTAAGTTAATTACTTGGGGTGATTTTAGAGTAAATGCAAAACTTGAGATTGACGATCTAGACACAAACACTACTTCTACCACCGCGCTTGTAATGAACGGTATTGAAGTAGAAAAAAGAACTTTAGGGTCTAATGCATTTAACAGCACTACTATTCCAACTGGTAGTTTAGCTTCTTTAAACTCAATCAACAACTCTAACTGGTCTGGTACAGACTTGTCTATCGCTAATGGTGGTACTGGTGCTTCAAGTGCATCTGCTGCTCGTACCAATTTAGGACTGGGCACGGCAGCTACATCAGCGTCTACGGACTTCGTGGCTGTGTCTGGTGATACAATGACTGGTAATTTGCTTATAACGCAAAACGATACAAGTGACCATTGGGCTTTACAAATAAGCACAAATGGTTCTAATAACTCTGGTTTCTGGACTACAAATCAAGATGTAAGGCTTTTACTTCGTGATAATGACGGAAACATACGTGTAGACCTTTACCCAGACTCCACAAGTAGATTTTACGACACACTTCAAGCTGACGGTACGTTAAACTTGGGTTACAGAATGACTCATATTGGAGATAGTGACACATATCTACAATTCGATACCAACAGAATTAGACTTGTTGCTGGAGGTACAACAAAGTTTGACTCTAACAACACGTATTCAACAGCTTCTGGTGTGGAAGACAATGCAGATGTTACAGACACGACCAACGTGGTTGCTGCCCTTACCGCTGGCACGAATGTGCAAATTGCTGCAAACGGAACGATCTCTGCTACCGATACTAACACACAGCTTACAACCGCTCAAGTACGTAGTAAAATTAGCGGTACTGGATTGATTAGCTACAATAGCTCTACTGGTGTTATTAGCACTACAGCTGACAACTACGTAGATTGGAAACTTGTAGCAGACGATGATCAAGCAGATGACATACGTGCAGGTAAATACGTTAAATTTAATGGAGCTACTATTAGCGGTACTGGTACTTCCGGTGATCCATTTGTAGTAGTAACTCCAGA